TAATGGCTTGTCAAACACACTCGCAGACAGCCAGCTATATCTCTCAAGAGTGCCGATACTCCATGAGTTTTCTTCATAGTTATAAATTACATATCTTGATATTTCTGTTTCGTTGTCTGTTAAAGATGGATAAAAAAACCAAACCTCTGAAAACTCCTCATTTAAACCAGCAAAACACTTAAAAGCCTGTCCTTCATCTAAATCAGAAAACACATAGTCTTGCACGCTACATGGTAATTTTTGCACTGCGCCATTATAAAAATAAAAACCCTTTTTAGACATGTAAAACACGCCCTTTGGAGAGTTTGCAGCTGCTTTAGGACCAATAAGACCAGCGCCCTCGTTAATTAAGTTTATAGCAAAAGTAAGTGGTGGACCAATAAAGTTCATGGAATACAAAGAGGTATCTGTCCATATTAGTAGCTCTTGTCTAGCTTTTAAGCCGCCTATAATTGATGAGCCAGAAGATAACCTTAAAGATCCAGCTGTGTTAGTTGATAGTGGCTCAAACTCTAATGGATTTTCTTGATCGCTAAATGCAACTAACATTGGATCTAAACTTCCAGTTCTTGAACTACCACTTATTGGATCAGCTCCTAAAACAATTAAATGTCTATCCGTCTCAGATGTAATTACTTGTAATGCTTTAGTCGGCACTAAGTTTGCACCGCTTGTAGTAGCCAAATCTACTGCTCTTGTTGATAGACCATTATTTTCAACCCATCTAAATATGCCACCAGCTCTAGGATTTATTATTAAATCCTCACCGTAATTGTCATGCGTCCATAAACGCAGTTGGTTTGTTTCTGATATACCTGTCGATGAACCCCAAGCACCTGCACCCCATGTTCCAACACCCCAACCAGTTGATTGCACAAACACATCTAAACCAGAGTTTAAAAGATACACGCCGTCTGTTGCAGAACCACCATTTCCTGTATCGCTTGAATTTGCATTTACGCTTGCGCCACTTGTGTCTTTTGCACTTATTTCATAGGTATTAGTGCCTGTGACCACGCTTATTTGATATTCTTGATTTAAAATAGTCGCAGTAATATTACCACCCAAACTCACTGCGCTTGAAAAAGTAACAAAGTCACCATTTACAGCACCATGGCTGCTATCTGTCACCGTTATTGTTGGTGATCCATTTTCTTTTTTTGCGAATGTGATGGTGTTTGTGCTTGTTTTCCGGACAGGTGTTATATCGTTATAGGTGCCACCTTCTTCTATATAATATTTATTAGTTGTGCCTATACCAAGGTATTTTCGTCCACCCAAAGAAATCCAAGAATGTAAAGCTCTTGCTGATCCGTCAATGGTGTTAGATGATATTTTTTCCCAACCACCTATTTTTTCTACTTTACCTTTACGAAATCTTATTTTATCGCCATCAACCCAACCACCCTCATTTGAGTAGTCGGTTTCTTCTTTATTTATACCTGGCTTAAAATTAAGTTTTGATAACGGCATGGTGCGACATCTATGCTAACCTAATAATCGCGCCTGTCGCTGTAGCGCTAGGAAAAACGATAGTAAAATCTCCTGCTGTAGAAGTTTTGTCACCGCCGAAGTCAATAGCTGCCACTGCTTTGTCAGAGTTGGTATCGTTGTATATTAAACAACCTCTTGCCGTAACAGTTGCGTTACTAAACGTTAAGTCTGCAAAATCACAAACAGCTGTTGTGCCGGAAGTTACTGGCGTAACGTTCGTTAAAGCCGATCCACCAGATGTATAGTTTGTGCCAGATGCTTGACCAGTAGTTACAAACGCCGTAGTGCCAGCACCCAAAGTAGCAGAGCTTGTATATAAAGCTAGCTTAAAAGAGTTACCACTTGACGCTGTAAAATTATGAGTTCCTACGAGTAACTCTTGTTTGAAACTCGTGCAGATTGCCGATGTTATTGCCATTATAGCTCCTTCAATATTTTAGCCATGTCGCTGTGGCCTTGTTTTTCTAATAAATTTGCATAAGTTGTGTTCTGTGACTTAATTGCATTTTTTATAGTATATAAGATTACAGTATAAACTTGGTTTTGAAAAGCCAAAGCCTGCTGTTTAATATGCTCTGGTGCATTGTCTGAAATGTCACATATTTTCTTAGTAGCTTGAGCTGCCCAAAACTCTGCGTCATGGCCCTTGCCCTCTGTAGTAGTAACACCTACCTTGCCTAGAGTAAAATCGCTTTCAACACTCATCCTTTGTATGGTTCTGGTGGAACTACATCCTCATCTATTTTTAAGCCATATTGTTCAAGTTGTTTATTTATTTCTTGATATGGACCAATAATAAACCTGCCTTCATGTGGCACGGCCACTAAAGGTTTATCTAATCTATGAAAACCGTATAGTTTTTCGGTGGCAGGAACGTTGCTATCTAAAACCGTAGATCTACCACTAATACCAATTAATATATCTTCACTCATACATTTGCTGATCCAAAACTCAACGCATGCTCTACCTGCCTCAGCAAAGTGCATGTTTTCTTTGTATGAAAAATCTATACCAAAAAGATCTAGTCTGCCGACTTTATTAAATAAAGCAAAAGCTATTGCATAAGCAACCGTGTTGTTTAAGTACGCACATTTTGTTGCATTACATACTTCTTCTATTGGATAAAGAACTGGATTGTTTATTCTAGGATCCAATTCGCATGTGTAAACAGGTGTCTGAGTTTGTTCCAAAACCCTACACATAACAGATGTTTGTTTGCCAGCATCGTTACTTTCAAAAAATCTACTTGCTGGGTCTAACATAAATATACGATCTGCTGGGTAAGTAGATGCTGCTGAGTTAATACACCATATCTCGTCCCAAGTTCTGCCATTTTGTAAACCGATTGCAAAATCAACTTGAGATATGCCAAGTCCGACTAAAGCAATACTTTTACCTTCTAGAGATTCTATTCTACCCACTAGCTCACGCTAGAGCGAGCTGAATCATACCTGTATTCGTCGCGCGTTCCACGACCTTCTGATGTGTTTTTCATTCTGGCTATCGCCTCCTTAAAGCGTCCCTCTAACTGCGCAATAACGTCAGCTGGTTCCTTAAGAAATAACGCACCTTCAACCAAAGAACCATACAACAGGGCGTCACTATAGTCTGTGGATAAAAATGTCGTGCCAGAGTCGCTACCAGCAGTCAAAGAGACTGGTTTATGTAGATAATGAAGTTCAACCGTGTAATTTGCATCGGGCAACGGTGATACTTCAAAAGCTGTTTCATCGAACAAAGAGTAATATTTTGGCGTTGCTTGAGTAGTGCCTGGTGAAAACTCTTTAATAAATGATGGGTGTTTGTAATCTAAATAATCGTATGTGCTTGAGCTTATTATTGCTAAACTCATTGGTGCATAAAAATCAGTTGGTGTTGCTAAAAACCTATTATTAGATGTTAAGGTGCCTTGCACATTTTTTCTTTGTTCTGGTAATTGCACAAACGAAAAAATACGATCCTCAGCCTCAGTAATAAAAGTCGGCAACTGATTTGTAAAAGTAGTCTCAGATACTTCTAAGTAATCTTGTATAGCTGTTTTTAATGTACCGAATGTAAAACTCATGTCGTCACCGTAACCTCGCCTACGCTAGTAGTCACTGAAAATGTTGTTAGTACACTACCCAATTTACCGTTGCCTACATTGGTAAAAACTAAAAATGTTGTATTGTCATCTGCTGTATCTGGCCTAGGATCTCTAACGGCCTGTGGGTCGATAGCAGACGGTTTGGGTTGTAATTGAGGATGTTTTGCGTCCCATTGGTCTGGGCCAACTAACAAACCGTCCCAAGTTTTACGCATGTCGCGTAATTTATACCTAAAGCCAGATATATCGCAGATTCCGTATGAATATTTACCAGATGCAAAAGCCATTATGCGTTATTGTAATCCCTTAAGTTTGGTGTTATGTGAAATGATGCTCTATCCTCATCTGTGGACATAGCTCTTTGGAACTCCTCTTCATATAAACCTTTTAGTAAACCTGTTCTCTCTGGAGCTCTTTTTAAAGATATGTAGTAAGCAAGGCCTGCTGCAAGACATGGATAAAACCTAAAAGGCATATCTAATGTATTTGCACCTGCGTCTGCGTCGTCCATTCTTGTTAAGACATTCATGTGAACAACGTAAGTGCTAGATTTATCTGGTGTAGGCCATACTTTTATTGTTGGAGTTGTTTGCTTATTTATAAAATACTGATTTGGCTTACCTGTGCTAGATTTTGTAGTTATATGTGAATATTCAGCCCTACTTATTTTTGTCATTGGTAAATCAGTAGTCTCAGTGCCAACAGTCTCTCGGATAAATACATCTAAAACAT